TACGGGTGATCACGCGGGAAGCAAATCTTCAAAAGTCCAATAAACTCGTTGACATGCCTTCCGAACCCTAGTATATCCATTTTTAATCCGGGGCTTCCCGGTGTAACCAACAGCCGCCCCGGCTGACTACATGCAGATGGTTACACTGAACTCGCATGTGAGGACAATTTAATGGCTACTTCTACCACCCTTGCTATTTGGCGCTCAAGCGGCGGCGACCAGACCAAGACCGCGTATGCCGGTCAGATGATCATGTCTGCGGCGTTCTATTTCAGCCCGATTTCCGCTGCTGGCACCGCTGTTCAGAAATCTTCGACCGACACTGCGCGGGTTATCCTGCCGCAGAACGCTATCGTTCTTTCGATTTTTGCCAGTGCTACCACGACCGGCGGCACTTCCCCGACGTTCAACATTGGTTTCACGGGGAACACCACGGGCACTGCGTCGAACAGCGGTCTTATCCTTAATCAGTCTGCTGCCACTGCCAAGCTGGCGCTTAACTGGGCTTCTGCTTCGGCTGGTACTTCGCTGGGCGCGGTCGCTTCTTCGTCCGAGCTTGTTTATCTCACGGGCGGTACGGGTACGGGTACGGCTGGTAGCGCCAGCACGGTTTCTGGCTATATCCAGTACATCGTGTCTGACAACGGTGCGTTCACGGCTTAATTAGGGAGGCATCATCATGATGCAAACAGATGTTAAGTCAACGCACCTAACAGCATCAGGTACTGTTTTTAATGGTAGAGCACGACTAAAAAGCGTGTCTTATCGTGGTAATGGTACAGATGGGTACGTTAGATTTCGTGACGGCGGTTCTAGTGGCCCAATTCTTTGTGAGCTTGATGTAGGCACTAGCGATACGTTTACTATTTACTTGTTGTTGCCCGGTGAGGGCATTGTTTTCCAAACAAGTATCTATGAAGAAATATCTAACGTAGACGCAACAACGGTGTTCTATGGCTAAGTCACCAGCGTGGACTCGTAAAGAAGGCAAGAACCCCAAAGGCGGTTTGAACGCCAAGGGCCGTGCCTCCTACAACAAAGCCAACCCCGGTAAGCCGGGGTTGAAGCCGCCTGCTCCGCACCCTAAAACGGAAAAAGACGCTGGCCGACGCAAGTCTTTTTGCGCCAGAATGAGTGGGATGCCGGGGGCTATGAAAGATGAAAAAGGTAAACCAACCCGCAAAGCATTGTCGCTAAAAGCATGGAACTGCTAACTTGCACTAGGTGTAAAACGGAAAAACCCGGTACAACGGAATTTTTTCCATTACATAATAAAAAGTTAAACGGGTTAGATAGTTGGTGTAGAGCTTGTCGTTCTTCTTATAGGAACGAAATTTGCCGAGGCAAGTTTAGAGATTCGATTTCTGATGAAGATTTGAAATCTATTAAAGCTGAAATTCGGGAATGTGTTATTTGCGGAACGGAAGACAATTTGGTGGTAGACCATGACCATGCCACTGGGCAAGTACGGGGGATTTTGTGCAATCATTGCAATCGCGGTCTTGGGCACTTCCGCGATGACCCTCAGTTGTTAGAGTTTGCCCGAATGTATTTGCTGGCTTCTAATGATTCTCCTGAGTGGGAAGATTACAACCAGCGACCCCAACAGCAGGATCAACAAAAGCCTTCGGGCATGGAATTGTTAGGAGATAGAAATGGCTATGTCTGAATTTGGTAAAGCGTTTGCCGCCGCCCGTAAAAGAGGCGACCTCAAATTTGATTTTGCTGGCAAATCGTATACTACTGAGCGTAAAGATGAACCGCGCCGCACTAAGTACAGCACCACTGCTGACACGGCAAGATTCCGAGCGGAACGCGATAAGCCGCGTACTTCGATGGGTCAGACAGGGACTCGAAATTTTTCGTCGTCGCCGTCCTCTTCCAAACCCGAAGCGGAAGATGGTACTCGGAAGGCTCTGAAAGACCTTTCTGCGCGTACTTCGCCTCGTGAACTGGGGAAAATCCCTCCGCGCAAGTATTCCGCTGGTGAAGTCCAAAACATGGCGTCTCGTGAAGCTGGTAGAAAAGGTTCTTTGGCGAACCAATACCGTAAAGAGAGCCGGATGAAAGATTTGGACGCCACCGCTGCAATGATGGGCGCGGTTGCCGGTGCCCCTGCTGTGACTGGGGCGTTTAAGGGCGCTACGATTCCGGAACTCATGAAAGATGTTGCGGGCACCATCCCCGGTAAAGTGGTTCGTCCGGGAGTAAAAACGGTTAAAGGGCCGGGTAAACTTGTTGGCGATGCCGAAGTTTCCGGGATGAAAAAAGGCGGTAATGTGAAAAAAGCGAAAGAATCCAAGGCAATGGTCAAGAAAGAGGTTTCGTTCTTCAAAAAGAAGGGCGCTCCGAAGTCCATGATCAAGCATGAAGAGAAAGAAGCCAAGGGCATGAAACGCGGCGGCGGCAAGGTGATGAAGTTTGCCAAGGGCGGCAGCATCGACGGTTGCGCGGTTCGCGGTAAAACCAAGCTCAAGCGAGTGAAGATGTAATGATGAAAAAGCGGACTAAGCGATTTGTAGATGGCGGCACTGCTTCTTCTGGAATCCAGTCCGCTTTTGATCAACCTCGTGGCTCTAGCAGCGGGGTTGGGTTGGGTAACAACGCCCCGTTGGTGCAGATTGGTTCCGAAACCGGAGTGGGCGGCGTGCGTACCGCTCCGCAAGCTTACGGCCCTCTGAACATCGGCCAGCCCGTTGCCCAACCGCAGCAGATGCGTAAGGGCGGCAAAGTGAAAACCAAAACCTACGCCAAAGGCGGGGTGGTTAAAACTCGCGGGGATGGCTGCTGCAAGAAAGGCCACACCAAAGGGACGATGCGATGAGAGTTTCACGCGGTATGGGCATCATGAGCAAAGCGAAAATGCCGAAGGCTAAGGCGCTGAGTAAGGGTGGCATGGGGGCTATCAGTAAGGCTAAGACCCGAGCGATTAAAAAGCGCGACGGCAACGAGCCTGTGAAAGTCTTCAAAGCCGGTGGCCGCGTGAAGAAGTTTAAGGAAGGCGGCGAATCTAGATTAGAAATTAATGCAGGTGGAGGTAGATCTAAACGTAAAGGTTTGGATTTAATTTCCGCAGGGGGCAGCGCGTCTTACGATATACCCCTCTCTGAAAATCTTAGTTTGACTCCGTATTTAGAAGGGTTTCTTGCTAAAGGAAAATATACTACTCCCGAAGGGTCTGGGGATATTGACCAAGGCGGAATTACCGGCGGCGGGATGAATTTAAATTATAGATTTAAAAAAGGCGGTAGCACCAACTGGATCGCCGGGGCTATCAAGAAGCCGGGGGCGCTCCGTGCCTCCTTGGGCGTCAAGGGTGACAAACCCATCCCTGCGGGTAAACTTGCTAAAGCTGCTAAGGCTCCGGGGTTGATGGGCAAACGTGCGCGGTTGGCGCAGACGCTGAAGAAATTCAATGAAGGCGGTAGCGTAAACGAAGCGGGTAACTACACCAAGCCGGGGTTGCGTAAGAAGATCGTGTCTCAGGTCAAAGCTGCTGCCACGCATGGAACTAAAGCAGGGCAGTGGTCAGCCCGCAAGGCGCAGTTGGTTGCCAAGAGGTACAAGGACGCTGGTGGCGGATACAAAGACTGATGAAAGCTCCACAGCAGTCGCTTAAAGCGTGGGGGGATCAGAAGTGGCGCACTAAGTCGGGCAAGCCGTCTTCCAAAACGGGAGAACGCTACCTGCCAGAAAACGCCATCAAGTCCCTTTCTTCTGCTGAGTATGCGGCCACCACCAAGGCCAAACGAAAGGGCAAAGCTGCGGGCAAACAGTTCGTAGCCCAGCCCAAGAAGATTGCCAAAAAAACGGCAAAATTTAGGACTTAATAATGACTACCTCCGCATCTCCCCCGACTTTTAACCTCAACCTCAACGAGTTGATCGAAGAGGCGTTTGAGCGGGCGGGCGCGGAGTTGAGAACTGGTTATGAATTTCGGACGGCCCGGCGCAGTCTTAATTTGATGTTTGCCGAGTGGGCGAATCGCGGGATTAATTTGTGGACAGTCGAGTCAGAAACGGTCGCCCTCTCCCAAGGGCAAGCTACCTACCCCCTCCCCGTAGACACCGTTGACTTGATGGAACACGTTATTCGTACCAATGCGGGGACTTCGATTCAATCGGACATCCCGGTTTCGCGCATTAGCGTTTCGACCTATTCCAGCCTACCCAATAAGACCGCGCAGGGTCGTCCGATCCAAATTTACATCAACCGGCAGAGCGGGGCTACGCAGCCTGATGGCGTGCAGTATCCGACGTTCACGTTGTGGCCCGTGCCCAACGTCTCCGATACCTATCAGCTTGTGTACTGGCGACTTCGCCGAATGCTGGATGCCGGGACTGGCGTCAACACACAGGACATTCCGTTTCGCTTCCTACCTGCAATGGTGGCGGGGTTGGCGTACTATGTGGCGCTTAAGATTCCAGAAGCATCGGAACGGATTCCTATGCTTAAGCAGATGTATGACGAGGCTTGGCAGCAGGCGTCTGATGAAGACCGTGAGAAAGCGGCTTGGCGAATTGTGCCGCGTGAAATGTTCATTCAATGAGTAAAGAGCTAAAACTAGCGTGGGCGGCGGGATTTTTTGACGGAGAAGGATCTGTCGTAATTGAATTATCTGTAAGTAAAAAATCCACGTTTGGGCAAAGAACATCTTTACACGCTACAGTAACTCAAACTAGTACGGAATGTTTAGACATATTTGTTGATATGTTTGGCGGAAGTATTAAGGCATGTGAACATACGCTACCTCATAGTAGACGGTGGGCGGTGCAATATACTTGGTCAGTTAGAAACGAAAAGGCAATTACTTTTTTAAGTCAAATTTTATCTTATACTGTTGTTAAACGCGAACAAATAAAAGTAGCTTTGCAATATCCAATGTATAATGCTAATGGTAGAAAATTTGGTTCTTTAATTGCTCCTATGTCTTTAGAGGTTTGGAAGACTAGACTTAAATTACGCCAAGAACTTAAAGATATTCGCGCATCTATGAAAACGATGGCAAGTGTAAGACATTAACAATGTCTAATAAATTTACATCCGGTAGACGGGCAATAGCAGAATGCGACGTTTGTGGGCAACGATATTTACTTAAACAATTAAAAGCATTGATTATTCGGACAAAAAACACGAATATATTAGCGTGCCCGACCTGTTGGAACCCCGACCACCCGCAGAATTTGCAGGGGCTATACCCGGTAGAAGATCCCCAAGCCGTGCGGAACCCTCGCCGGGATAACACATACATTGTGTCTGGGTTGAACTATTTGGGCGCTTTGGGTGAAGGTAGCCGGCAAATTCAATGGGGCTGGAATCCAGTAGGGTTCAGTGGTAACAGTGCGCTGACACCAAATGATTTAGCGGTGGTAGGTGTAGTAGGAACAGTAGGAGTAACTATCTCATGAAGAAGATGAATATGGGCGGCATGGCCGAGCACATGCAGAAAGAACATGGCATCAAGCCGGCGAATAAAGCACCGGGGTTCAAAAAAGGCGGCGCTACCAAGTGCATGAAGAAGGGTGGCCCGACTGGTTTGGAAATGCGGAAAGTGGGTCGCAACATGGCCCGTGCTAACAATCAGCGGGGGCGGTAATGGCTAAATACAGCATGAAGCGTGGTGGTAAGGAGGTAGGCCCAGCGTCGGTCTACGCCGAGCCGCATACGATGACCGGGAAGGCTGTGAACGCTAAAGATTTCACTGGTCGCAATGTCAAGCCGATGCCTTCTGACTATATCAGCGTGGGTAATTATTCCACCGTTGACTTTGATCAGGCACCGAAGAAGCAGACCATTAAAATCCGTGGGTGTGGTGCGGCAACCAAGGGCACGATGGCTAGCGATAAGATGGGCTAACAGATGAATTATTCCGAGTTAGTGACGGAGATTCAGTCGTATGTAGAGAACGAATTCGCTACGGCTGACATTAATACGTTTATCGAGCAGGCTGAACAACGGATCTACAACACCGTTCAGCTTCCGGCTATCCGTAAAAATGTAACGGGATCTCTGACTATCGGGAATAATTATCTGACCGTGCCCACCGATTGGCTGGCGACGTTTTCGTTGGCGGTGATTGACGAGGTTGGGGAGTATCGGTATCTACTCA